CAATTCTCATTACAGCCTCCCGCGATGAGCAAAAATCCAAAAGGAAAGATTAGCCCATTGAATAGGTTCGCAGGCGTGTTGTTAAATCCAACACCATTTAGCTGCGAGATCTGCCACGACGTCGGTCGGGTAGCATCTGAGCCGTGGCACCACTTTCGCGATCTGTGGACCCACGCATACCAGCGTCATACGACGAACAGCGCTAAGCACGCTGTCTGGCCGTCGTTCGCTGAAGCCGTTGCGCTTTGTGACCTTTTGGTCTACACCCGCATCGTGAAAACCGACCCTGGTATGTTCTACGCATTTTATGTTGCGTTCACGTCCATCAAGCCCTTCGCCATCCCGTCTTGGACACCCGTCGTTGTTCTGTGGGCAGAGGCTCTCAGTGCTCTGCTCATTTACGCTTCGATTGACTTTGTATGCCCCGATATCAGTCTAGAGCGCAAAGTCTTTGATCTCTACGCGAAATCGACGACAAAGTCGGTATCCACGATGGCCCGTTTCGATCATGAGCTCACTTATGCCATTAATAAGCTGGCCAAGCCGGAAATTGTTGGCAATCCTCCCGCTTATGAGCGAGCGATCAATCGTGCTCTTGCCACGAGCCTGACTCCTATGCCTCCAGTTGTTGAATCGGCTTTCAAGTTCAACACTGCTGCGGCGGATCGAAACGATAGGATTGTTCTTGGTGTCTTCGGTGAAGACCCCCGGATGGCCACTGCCGACCCGAGCTTCAAGGCGTTGAAACCTGAAGCCATGAAGTCAGACGTCTGGACAGGCGGTCTCAGTTCCGCTTCCAAGATCTCACCGCCTTTAAGATCCGTCTCCACCGGGCTTCCCCCATTGAATCTCAGCGCCTTGTCGTCGACTAGCGCTAACCCTCCTATCCGACGTTCGACTCCCGCGGCCTCTGCGATGATGTCCGCTACTGGTGGGTCTCCTCGCGATTTCCCTATCCTACGACCTGTTACAGGGTCGACGAGCGCCACGGGATTTCTTCCCCCGGCCAGTCCGCCCCCGCCCGACTTTGATTCGCGGCCCCCCTTGCCGGAGTATTATATCGACGCGATCGGAGGTCGCCACGATTTAGGGAGTGATCGCACGCCCCCTGACTCCGACGACGACAGCTCGCGTGGAACAAGCCCTCCAGATTCACCGCGCGGATCTCCACCGGACAGCCCACGAGGACCATTGGGACCTGGAGGCCCGGGCGGTCCGGCCTCGCCACCACCCCCGCCGCCACCCCCGCCACCGGTCCTGCCCCGTCTGGCGGTCGCTCCGGCCGTCATTCGCCACTGGTCAGCCGTCCGTCTTCACCCAGACGATAGGTCACGTATTGCGCTGGCGGCGCAACTCAACATCCAGGTCACTCCGATGGCGACCAAGAATGACAATGCCCACCACTTTAGCGCTGAGATGCGCAGACTGGCCACGGCGAAAGCGGCGACCTACGTTGAGCATTCGGGCGCTGACACTGCGACTCTCTGGTATGGTTCTCGCCGAGAGGTCCGTGCATTTTCCGTCCTCGCTCCCAATGTCTTGACCTCCAACTACCGCCCGCTTTTGACGGCCGGCGATGACGCTCGTGGAGTCACGGAAGACGATCTCCGCCCCACCGATGCCAGCGTCATGATTGACGTTTACGGTTTGGGACCTATGCGCTTGACGCCTACCTCGCTCTATGAGACTGTGTTCGCCGCCGACCACCCTGACAAGTTCCATCTCCATGGTCTGTTCGACTACCGCGCTCCAGCCGGCACCGTTCTTAATGAAGGTGCTTGGCGTCGTGATGGCGCGTTGGTCATCAGCCACCCGGACCAGACGGAGGCGGCTTATGTCCACGACGCTTGTGATTGGATCCATGATTCTGACCACACACGACTCCCGAACGGCAAATATTTGTCCTGGGCTCCGATCCACAAGTGGTCGCTTCAAACCAACTATGTTCTCTATAAGTTTCGTGTTGTGGACCACCAACCAGCCCCTGTCACGCGTCAGCGCCCGCCTGCTCCTTTTGCCGCCATTGAGATTGTCACCGTCCCAAGTTGGGTTCCTGGTTGCTTCCGTGCGGCCTATTACCAACTTCCTCGTTGCCTTCAAAGCCGTGACCGCGCGATAACGACGGTTGATGCGTTCACTACTCTCCGCACGTTTCTTTATGGCCGCGCAGCAAACGCTTACACGAACTCGACTGCGCATGCCACTTATCAGAAAGCCCTTGACACCGCCCAGGTTCGCCTCCTGTTTAATGTTTTCCCTGACCTCGCCAACAAGGCTGATCTCGTTGTCTCCGACATGATGTACCAGCAAGCAGTCAACCATGCAGCCGAAGCGCAATCACTCTGCTATGGAGAGCATGCCGCGATGAACGAGCGCCTGGGAAAAATTGGTACCCATGTCCAGCCGGCTGCCTATCCATGGAAGACTTACGTTGTCGGAGCTGTCCTCGTTGCGGCGGCGGTTGCTATGAGGCATTGGTCACCTTTTAAGTTCGGAGCTGGTAGCATGCTCGAACGACTCTTTGACTGGCAACCTAGACTCGTCACCCCCGAGCTCGTCGCCAGCAACCTCCTTGTAGCACCTCTCTTGGAAGAGGCGATCAAATCAGTCCACCCTCAAGCGGCTTTGGTTTTTGGAATCGTTGAGGGCTGTTCGATGGGAAATCCTTACAACGCGGCTCTTCAGATCGGACTCCACGTCAGCTTCCAACGGTGCGGAAACTATCGACAGCGTGTCATCGCCCATTTTGCCCACAATCTTGCCACGATGCTTGGTGCTTCGACCGCTGGGCAATTGACGGTTCTCGCCCTCAGTTCGCCCTCAGCGGCCGTGCTGATGGGTGTCACCTGGTTGGCGGTTCAGTCCATGATGGTTATCCACTCTTCGAGTGGTCATCCCAATGCCCACCGATTCCTCTGTGGCACTCTGCTTAATCCCTCAGTGGCCAGCCACTCGATTCGTGAGTGGCGAATCACTGCTGATGACCCCACGCCTTGTCCTGACACACCTCAGCCTGCATTTCAGTGCCTTCCGCGCTACGAGCCGACTCCCGGTCTCTTTTCGACTCTCATTGAAACCGATGAGCCGTTCCTCGTCCCTGCCAAGACGAACACCACAGTCCACGCCATGTTGAAGCATCGTGTTCTCAAAGCTCCTCCTGTCACGCCCATTAACCAGTTGATGGCTTGGACGGTGGCCAGCCCCATGCTCCGCGAGTTTATAGAGATCACAATTCCGCCGCACCCCACGATCTACCGGCGTGAGCTCTTGGAGGAGTGGATCCGCCACTTCGACGCCCGCCGCCAAAAACGCTACCGCCGTGCGGCAGCGGATCTAGCCGCCTATGGTCCGGCGGAGCTCCACAAGAAACTCGCCACCATAGAGCTCATGCCCAAGTGCAATGAAGCGTTGTTTAAACATCGCACTTTTGGTGCTGATGATGACTTCAAACCCCGCCTCCTCCACAATGTCGCTCCAGTTGCGCAGACTTACGTCGGCCCGTCCACATTGGAGTGCTCCGCTCGCCTCAAGAAGTGTTGGCATTGGTCAAGACCGTTTGTCTTCCGCGGTAAGCGTATGACTATTACTTACGCATGTGGCTTCAACGCGGTTGACTTGACTCACTGGCTCCAAGATGTCACATCTTCCAATATCGACCACCACGTCATCGTCTCTGGCGATGACGTCCTCATCCTGGTCCGAGTTAATGGCGTCTGGCGGGTCTTTGAAATCGATCTCAAGATGTGTGATCAATCAATGGGTCTCGGTCCTCTCATCCATGAAAAGTTTGTTCTCCAACAACTCGGGATGGCAAAGAAACACACTGATGCTCTGGCCAAAATCGAAACTGCTAGTCTCATAGCCCCACAGAAGGAGGGTGAAACGCCGTTGCGCACCACTCTAGCGTATCGGCCGCAGCGCGTCACTGGCGCTGCAAACACCACAATCGGTAATTCCACTGAAGTTGGCACAGTTAGTGCAGTGTCGGCCACCATGGACGATCCTTCGGTTGAACAAATCTACTACCAGTTTCGCCATTTTGGTTTTCAGGTTAAGGTTTTCGAAACCACCCTCTGCCAGATGACGTTTTTGAAAGGTATGTGGCTTGAGTCCACAGCAGGGCCTCATTGGTGCCCTCTACCTTCACGATTCCTTAAACTCGGCAAAACTTGTGAGACGCTTGATCAACTTTATGGCAAACTTGCCAGAAAGAGCGGTCTCCAGGAATGCGGCGACCTCCATCTCGCCCGCGTTTCTGCCGGTTATAAGAACTTCCTTCTCCCCCCGATTTTGGCTGAGTTTTGTGCCGCCAACTATCGGTCCGACGTCAACCCCCTACGACTCGAGTATGGCGTCCTCCCATCAAAACTGGAGGACGCCCATCTTCTTCAGGGCGCTGTGGCTCAGCTCGCCTTCCGTTACGGTGTGCCGCCTTCCGTTCTCCATGACTTTTCAAGCAAGATTCGGCCTGGTGCGTTTTATCGCATCGACCATCCCTTTGCCTGCAGAATGGCCGAGCGCGACTACCATTGACGGTCGCGCTCGGGGTGGCAGAAACAAAATCACCACCCGCGAGCTAATAAGAAGAAATCCATGAATGTCCTTGAAGTACACTCCCGTCGTCGTCGCCGTCGCTCCAACAACTCTCGTGTTGTCGATGTCGCCGGCCGCCCGATCGATTCAGCTGGCCGCCCTGCGCCGCAAATACCCCGCCCCCGGGTCTCCGTTCAGATGCGGCGCAATAACCGCGTCCGGGTTCCGATATCGCGGGCTCTCAGGTCTGCTCCAATTAGGCAGGCACTTGCGCGCCAACCGATCCCTATGGACGGTACGATCTCTCTATCGAAAGGCGTTAGAACGGTGGCAGCCCCACCGATTAAGTCGGGTTCACTGTGCGCGCGTTATCTTCAGACGCTAGTCGACAATGAACACGGCAAGGTCGGAGTCCCTGACGCCACCCCTCGCAAAACATTCTGCTTCACGTCCACTTCGTCCTTCCCCGTCCCGATGACCATGAATTCGGGCGGCACCGAGGCCAATTTCGCCGTCGGCATTGTGTCCCAGTTTGGAGACACCACAGACTTGACCCATTATCAGGTCGCTGTCGCCGATGTGCCTACGGACACTTGGGACACGACTGACTGGTCAAATCCCGCAAACTATCTCGGCGCTATGAACGGCCGGGATCCTCGAGTCGACATCAACGCTCCGTTCTTGACGAACGGTGACACCAGCTCTACTGCCCAGACGTTCACCGTCACCACCCCTGGTTTAGCACAATTGTCTGGCGGTCTTGTCGCCAACATGATTGATGGCGCCGCTACTATGGTCGATGACCAGTCGTCTGGCAACTGGCTCTTCGATACCACCAGCCACACGATCATCGTGCCCGCAGGCACCTGGAACATCTCAACGGTTGCCCAGGCGACCACCACTGCTGGCGGTGCCGGCCAATACTTTATTGGGTCTAATTACACCGGCGCCAACTACGAAGTGGTCGACTCTGCGATCTCTGATGTCACCGTCATCGATTCGTACACCCCTTCTTCTACCGTCGCTGCTTTGACTGCGACCGTTCTCGCCTCCAATATCATGGTGTTTGCCCCGAATTCCTTCAGATACACCCCCATGATCGGCGACAACGGCACTGCGGCTCCAGCTGCCGCCGGAAAATTCTCCGCCATCACGGGAGACATCCGCATCACACCGGCCGTCGCTCCTGGCTACTTTCAACCCGGCCATGGAGGTGCGATCCAGCTCATCCGCCCTGTCGCTCAGACCGTCCTCTGCACTTATATCGGCACCGCCTTGACCGACGGTGGCCGTATTTGCAGCGCCTACTGTTCAAAAGAGACGATGCGCGACAACTTCTTCAATGTCGAGGCCAACGGCCAGGGTCCGTTCCAAAACGCCGCCAATCTTGCCAACGCCGATGGCGCCTGGGACGGTGCTCTCCGCGACGGTACCTATGTTTGGTGGTCTCCCTTCGACCCCTCGGACTGGGAGTTCAACAGCGTCCCCGACATGAACAAAGCTCAATGGCCCGGAATGATCATCTCCGGCACATTTGCCCCCACCGGAGCCACTGTTGGAGGCGGTTCTCGCCTCACCAACATCCTCCGTTGCCGAGTCCTCACCACTTGGGAGTGCACCACCACCTCAACAGCGTTCGACACCCTCGTTACTTCTGGGTCTCAGAATGAGATGGATTGCGCTTTCAAGCACCTCGCCAACGAGCCCCACGCTTTGCCCAATGGCGTTCACAAAGATTGGATCCAAAATGTCCTCCGCGGCCTGATTAAATATGGGCCTTCGGTTGGAACTGCAGCGATGAAAGTCGCCGCCCTTCTCGTTTAAACGACCAACACCGCAACAGCGCCGGTTTTCTGCTCACACGGTTGATAGCGCCTCTTTGAGGCCAACCGAAGTGTGACGGTCTGCCCGCGCGGGGATTTACGATCCTCCGGATGTGAGTATCCAGCCCACGCAGCTTTTGTCTGGCGGCGCGTGACGGGTCTTAACGACCCCGGGATGGTTAGTTTTGGTTCGGACACTGGCCCCGTTCTGTAAGATGACACAGGGCAGTCAGTAGTTTTTCCTCGTCATTGAAGTCGCCGATTTGGCGCGAGCAGACGCCGTCCGTCACGGGGTGGTTCGGGTCCCACGACCCCGCTCAGTCTAGTGCAATTTTCCGGCGGCCGCTATGGAGCGGCCCGTGACTTCTGTTGATAGAGCCGGCATGATGTCAACCCCAGAGTAGTAAACTGGGATATCAAACAGCCTTGCACCTCG